ACGAACTGGGAAACCAGTTGAGTAGTTACCAGGACCAAATCCAAGATATTCAAATGTATGGTTACCTGAACGAGCAATAGATGGTCTACGAAGTTCTACAAACAGTTTGTTCTCGGTTGGATATGGTGAGTTACCACTGATGGTAATTTTTCTTGCTTCTGAACCAGCTGAAGCGCCACCTGTTTTTGCTTGAATTGCAGTTGTGCCACTGAAAGTATAAACTCCAGAACCAGGGTCAGAAATAAAATCAAGAACAGTTTCTTTAGTAACGGAACCTTTAGAATCGCTAACTGTTACAAGACCATGAACATAGTTATCCGCTGCTGAAATAGTTGGAGGTGGGTCAATTAATGTTGCGGTTGATGGGTCAATTCCTTTATACCATTCTGGGTCATTTTTATAGAACTCGGGATATAGTTTTGAAACAGGTTGAGAGAATCTAAAGTTTCTGAAGTTTTCACCTACACCAGAACCTGTTGGATATGGACGAATATCACCACGTAAGCATGTTAGATAATAAACACCATCTTGCTGACCAGCAATTCTTCTACGAATTGTATTGATATCAAAGATATAGAAGGTGCTTTCCATTTCTTCAGAATCTTCAACATCAGCAATCGTATAGGATACACCATTGTCATCGTTTATAGTGTCACCAACTGTCATGGTGTAGACGTTAGCACCTTCAACAACATATAAGTAATTTTTAATATCCGATCTTCCTCCATTAGGAGAATCTAATAGAGTTGCAGTTACAGAACCCTGTGTAAATGTAGTTGCTACATTTTCATTATAAGCAACTTCAGAATTACCAGTAAAATCTTTAAGGATTAGATAATAATCATTTTCATATGCAAAATATGAATGAACATATGCAGTTCCTTTGGAATTACCACTCCAAGTAATTTTGTTGATAGCATTTGGATTACCTGTTTGAATATTAGGAATACTTGCTACAAACGAACCATTTCCTCCCTGTGGAGAAGAAATCCTGACAGTAGTAAATAACTGCGTTTTGTAAGCTTCCGAGTCAATTCCAATATCAAATACTTTAAGTTCTAGATAATCTTTACCAGCAATTCTTTTCTTTCTAGCAGATTGAATTGTAAACGCCACCTTAGAAGTGGTTTCAATTCTCTTTGGATTGCCAAATGGTGATGGGTCATAAGTTGTAGTATCATAATTAGGATTAAGAGCTTGCAATTCAGCAAAGGTTAACCCCAAACGCTCCCCAGTAAGAGGAGCATTAATTGTTGCTAAAGATGCACCAGCAGCAGTTGGTTTGAGAAGAATTTTTTGTGGTAACAATCTTCTCTTTTCATCTGTACGAATCTTAAGAACGAAACCACGTAGAGGGTCACGAACTGTTTTTAGATTCTTAGGAATAACATAACGTAATCTATAAATTCTATCTTCTTTTGCACGAGAATCTTCTACACGCTCAAAGTAAGTATCAGTTGTTCTTGCTCTTGATTCCCAACCAATACCACTGGTCTGTAGAACAGGAATAATCTGGTTGTTTGAAGATAAAGTATTGATAAACCAGCAACCATTATCGCTAATTGCTGTGCTACCTACGCTAGCATCAAAGCGCATTGGGCTTCTCTTCTTATTAGCAAATGTGTAGAATACTGCAGTGCTTCCTGGTTGGAAAGTAACTGGACTAATATCATCACGAGCATTCGCAAATGTTTCGTAAATCTTAAATCTCTTGCTACTTACATAGCGTACAAAATATTCAACTTTGCTACTAATTGTAGTACCACCAAAAGTGGAAGAAAGTGTAGGCAGAGAAGAACCAGTAATATCACTAGCAACACGGAAGAATACTTTCTGTGGTGTTACATTGTTTGCTGGTTTATCAAAAATATGAGGAGCAGCAGTTTCTAGTATTTCAGAACTACCATTAGCAATAGTTGTTTGATATTTGTGTAAATCATATGAAGTATCTAGAACATACTGATAAACATCAACCTCAACATTTCCATCAACGTTATCTGTTTCCGAAGAATAGATGTAAATACCAGCTGCAGCGTTTTCTACGCTCGTTGCAAGCATTAGTGTTTGTTGGTTTGCTCCATTAAATCCAACGCTATTTGAATAATCAAATGGGTCTGTTTTTCTACCAGGAGCAATTACATAATAGATTGTATTTGTATCAAACCCTTTAGGTAATCTGATTAGTCGCTTATCAACCAGCACACCTGTTTTTGCTCTAGGAACTAATCTAATAGCAGTTCCTGTTTCTAAATCGTGTGGGTTTGTTGTTGGATTACCGCTACTATCATTTTCAGTCAGTGTAAATAGAGTTGCTCTTTGTGCTAGACTTCCTGTATTCAAGCTTGAATAAGTTCTAGGAACACTACCAACACCATTGTTTAGAACTGTACTGATAACGTTCGTCAAGTTAACAATAGTGTTTGCAACGGATGCACACTCTCCACCTGGAGCACCTGTAGAAGCGTCTCCAGCAGCGAGGTAATTATAATCTTGGATGACTGCAGTATCTACAACTGGTGCCACTTCTGGGTTAGCCCAGGCTCCTTGCGTGAGTTCAACATACAACTTGACCGTCGAAGATGTTGAGGTAGCATTTACAGTTGTTCCACTATCAAATTTGCTTCCTTGAACACCAAGTTGAATTTGATTAGTTGCAAGACCATTTGTACCATCACCAATCTTTTTGATGTAGGCGGTTGATGGAATTGTTGCGGTGAAATTATATGTGGAAGTTGAACTAGTTGGAATAGCATCGACACTTCTTACACGCATACCAACTGCCAAACCAATCGTACTTGCAACAGTAACAATTGGAGAACCATTGGTTGTAGATGCATTATTGATGAATGTATTGTGGTTTCTCATTGCTGAGATAGCCAAACTTCTTACATAATTGAATGCATCAATTGTCTGTGGTCTTTCATTCTCAATATAATCTAAAACATAACCAGAAGGAACTGCTGTATAGTATGATTCAGCAGCATTGATTGCGCTAACGTTTCCACCTAGTCTTAGGTCAGAAGTAATTGCTTCTACAACGTAACCAATATCTCTCTTACACTTGCTATTCTCACCAATCTGAGACCAAGTTCCTTCGTTTCTATTGGGCAGATTCGTTAGATTACCATTTGCAAGAGCTGTTGTCAAGATACCAACCAAACTATCGATTGATTGTCTTACGTTTGCACAATCAGAATCACCATTATCTACTAATGGTAGATTATTAAGTGTACCAGCAGAAACTACATCAGTTACAACAGCAAATAGATTAGTTACAGCATTTTGAACATCAATACATGTTGCACTATTACCAGACTGTGTATAGGTGACGTTTCCTCCACTTCCACCAACAGTAGCAGGACCATAAGAAATGTTTAGATTCTTACCGTATAATTGATTTGTTACTGCTTTGTTAACCACATCTCTGGCTGCGTTGAAAGCAATTACAGATTGAAGTGTTTCACCGACCAATCCGTTTGAAATTGGTGTGCCAGCAAGATTAAAGTATTCTCTTACACCACCAACCGTAAACTCGTTACCACCCCAGAAAAGGTCTTGAGCAACAGAATCAACGATAATTCCAATATCGCGCATACACTTGAGTTCACCTGGACCCTCCGCTATTCCATTTGATTCTGCAGTCATCGCACTTAAATCAAGAGGCGAAGCAGTTAAAGTTGTCTGGACCAGCGATGCTAAAGTATCGATTGCACTTCTGACATCAGAACAAGCGGCAGCATTATTATTTGCAATGTTTCCACCACCTCCACCAAAAGTAGCAGGACCAGAAGAAATAGTAAGGTCTGTATATACAACTTTAGTACCAGTTGTACCATCCTGCCAAGTTCCACCAGCTGGACTTGACGTAACAACTCCAGAGAAAGCAGCAAGAGTATTTGTTACTGCTGATTTCATTGCATCACGAGCTTTATTAAATGCTGTGATTGACTGTGTTATCTCACCAGCAAGACCATTTGTAAGTAAAGTTGTATTGTTGGAGAAATATTGTTGAATGAATTTACGAGTATACTTATTACCGCCGCCAAGGAAAATGTCAAGTGATACTGAATCAATAAACAAACCAATATCACGCTTACACTTGTTTAGTAAGTCAGTGGGTGCTGGTGAAGGTGGGGAAGCAACTACAGTAGCATATGCAGTTTCAATTAAAATTTGTTTATTTTTTTGGATTAATCTGTATGCATCAAGATAACGAGAAAGATTTGTAGTGACTGTATCACCAGGAACAATCCAATTATTTCCCCATGCAGCTTCGTCATATTGAATAGCAATTTCAGCAAATGCTCTATCAATAATCTCTTGGCGGTTTAAATTAATTAAATTATAAGCGTCTTTAAATCTACCTACAGTTACATCATCATTAACTGGATCAATAATAATTGTCGAAACATAATATGCGCCAGTCGCAGGCGAAGCAGCAGGGGTTGTGAGTGCAGTATATCTAAACTGAGTTGAAGTTAATCCAGCAGCTAAAACAGTGAAGTTACCATTATAACCAGATTGTGTAGCACCACCAACAGTAATTGTGCTTCCGTTGGTTAGGTTGTGTGGAGTGCTGGTAGTAACTGTAATAGTTGTTCCGCTAGCAGTTATAGAACTTACAGACAATAATGATGTGCTAGTTAATAAGTTAGAGATTGCTTTCTTTGCCCAATCTCTTGCACGATTAAAAGCATAAACAGACTGTATTTCTTCACCAAGTAAACCATTAGAAATTAATGCTCCGTTGCTATCAAAATATAATTTGGTTGCATCAACTGTGTGTGAGTTACCACCATCATATAAGTCTTGTGAAATAGCATCAACAACAAGTCCAATATCACGCTTGCACTTGTCATTGCCATTTACACCAGGAACAGTGAATGTTGGGAAAGCAGCTTGCATTTGAGCAAACGCATAATCAATAATTTCTTGGCGGTTTGCTTTAATTAAGTTGCTTCCATCACGATATCTACCAGTTTCTGCTGTGATGTTTGGATTGACGTATGGTAAATTTTGTAGGAAAGGATACTTTTCAAGAACGTATCCAAATGCTTCCGCTTGAATAAATGCTTTGTTAGAATCAATTAGGTTTGCAGCATCTTGAGCAAGGTTGTAATCAGTTTCACTTAAAGTATTAGTTGCACTAATAAGTTGTGGATATGCTTGCGTTAATGTTGTGGAAACTGCAGGAGATGCGGCTGAGAATGTATTTGATAAGAAAGTTGCGGTTACGACAGAACTAACTGGTTGAGAAACAGCAGTCGTTCCAAGGGCAGCACGTTGTACAACAATATCATTACTTTCTACAGAAATAACTCTAACAATTTCAGTAATTGAGGTTTGATTATTGCTGATTTGTACATAACCATTAGCAGCAAATCCAGCAGAACTGGTTAAGGTTAAAATGGTTTCAGTTGCATCTACAGTTTCATTAACAACAGTAGATACAGTTGTATTTTGAACATACTTAACTACAGCAGTGCTTGCTGTGTGCGTTGCTGGAAGACTATTTAATTGTGCTCTGCTTACAGAAAGATAAGTTGGGGTAACAGCAGTAACAAGGAAATACTCATTATCAACTCTTACAATGTTGTTAACAGCAAAACCAGTGCTGCTAGCAACATACAACTTAGTTGCATCCTCACTTGAACGTGCACTGGTAGGTGTTAGTGTGGTTAATCTAGATGTCCACTTCTTAAATCCAGAAGGATTAAGTTCACCAAACTTAGCACCAGTTGTATCTAGTTTTACATATAATTTTTCATTTCTTCTTGCACCTAGTCTATAACCAGCAATAGAAGCTGCTGGACGATTTTCTGGATTTCTAGCATCTTCAGAAGCAATATAAAGCTTTGACTTGGATGTTGATGGGTTATTGGTTGTGCTTCTTGTTAGTAGAGCATCAATAGAATAGTATTGTTGCTTAGAAATATTTAAAGTCGATAGAGTTTGGGGTGGAATAATATCAGTGATATATCCGCCCTTATCTTGGTTGAACGCAAATCCTTTGAATCCCTTCGAATGCATCGAAGTGTTACCAAAGTTTGAGTTGGAGTTGGTGATAGACATATCACCACCACTCTCAAGTAAGAAGTGGTCAGCAAAACCTACAGCGAAAATAGAAACGTTCTGAATGAATGAGTCATCTGAAGCACGAACGTGGAAGTTGCGCCATTCATCTTTCCAATATGCATCACCTTTGATGTGATAAGGAGTTGTAGCAAATGCATCAGTTAACGGTGCCTGATTCCATGTGTTGCTAAATTCATCGTAGCGAATGAACGCACGGTCATCTTTCTGTAGCGAAACACCCGTATATTGGGCGATAACCATTGATTTGAAACCAGTTGCTTTCCTACCATCTGCCCAGATACCACAAATACCCCACACAGAACGAATTGAAACGTTGAAGACGTATGGTGAAGCAGATTCTACCGAGTCTATTTCCGATTGAATTGTGGCGTTTGTATCTAAAGCAGGACTCGAAACTGCATTATAAACTGCCCCAGAAATAAGTCCTAAACCGCTAGCAGTGGTAGGAACCGTATAGGTAAATTCTTTTGGATCTGTTTGACTAATAGTTGCAACTTTAAATACACCATTCAAATTAATACTCAACCCATTATTTGTAACAGCAACAAACTGACCAGGGAACAATCCATGGTTAATTTTTGTTCTTGCGGTAACAGTTACAACACCAACAGGAACCGAATCTTGAATTTTTAATGAATCAATTCTGATAGCATCTTGTAATGGACCAACGATTCTATTTTCTTGAACTCTAAAATCAAGCTCTCTACCACGAATTACAAGACGACCCCACTTTGTTTCATCACTATCTGGCAACACGTTTGTACTTGAAGCAGATGCAATATAAGCATCACCATTATAAAGAATTCTATCACCGATTTGATAGGTTACAGTAGACAACCAAGCATCAGTAACTGGATTGACTGAACCTTCTACATATACATCATCAATTGTTGGTTGATAATCGCTAAATACACGAGCAATTTTTCTGTATAGTAATCCCAAATCTTCTCTATCGGCAAACACGAAGTTTGTAATTTTGTGGTGAGAGAATTCAGGAATAGCTTTGTTTGTGCTATTATTTGGTTGAGTATAAACTTTACCTACAGTAGAAGTGGCATCATATAAAGGAGAACCAGAAGAAAAATCACCATCGAGAATGGTGAACTGCCAGAAGTAACAACCACCAGTTACGTTGAAAAGTGATGTACGTGGAACATCAGTATCAGCAGGGTCAGGAACATATAGAGCACGAACTTGAGTTCTGCGAAGGTCTGTACCTACTAATGATGTACCTCTAGGAATAGTCGCACCACCATCACGACCATTGAACTTATATAGAATATTATCTGGGTCAGATAAATTAAAACTTACATTAGAATTAGCTTCCCATTCATTTGTTGATTGATTAAACTGAAATACTGGCAGAGAAGCAACATCACTGATTCCTGGACGGTTATCAATATAGTGATTGCCAGGGGCAAGCATAATAGTAAACTGGTCAAATCTATCATTATCTACGTTTGGAAGATACGAAAATCTTGCAGCCTCAAGAAAAGCACGTTGAATACTTACAAATGGTCTTAGAGGTGAATTGCCTCTATTATCTAAAGCATCGCTAGCGTTAAAATCATCAGGTGAAACGTATAGATATTTTCCAGTTTTACTTGAGATGAGATTATCTAATCTTGTTAATGGCATCTTCTCAGTTACCCGTGGATATGGTGATTTCTTCTGAGTTATTTATAAGAAAAAACCTGGGGCGTACCCCAGGAGTTCTGACTTCCTTCACACGGAAGCCTAAGGTCGGACTTGAACCGACGACCTACGGTTTACAAAACCGTTGCTCTATCCAGCTGAGCTACTCAGGCGATTTGACGAACTGGAAGCTCCCATAAAAGGAACCCCATATATGTTCGTCAGTGTTTACGTCATATCCTTTGTCTATAACGCGATAGTATCCTCTTCCAAGAATACTCTCTATTTGAAGGTAGGTTTGTTTCCCCGACCAATTCACATAGCAGGTCTTACAAAGATTTTTGCCGTGAAACTCATTGCCTATCTTCTCAAATATTGTATCACATCCTTCTAGGTATGTCAACTGCTCACTGTTAGGCGTTTTTTCCTTATAGTTCTTTACAAGAATTCTAGAATCTTGTTGTTCTACCGAAATAATAGTATTTCGATATTGATTCTTGTCAACATAATAACGTTGAATACAACGATATTTACGCTCACCATAAGGAATATGAAGTAGTTCAATCATAGCAAACTTTGTGGGTTCGCACATTGCTTGCATTTTATTTTCAAAAGTTCCTTCAAAGTATTCACAAAATTCGTCAATCATCTTTAGGTAACAATTCGGGGTTTTCTACTTCTAAGTCAAACATCAAAGGATGCATTTCTTCCATAATTAAATAATTTGATACTCTCCACATGTCCTCATCATCATAATCTTGATGAGATAATGCTTCAGTTTGAACTGATGGATGATCTTGAATTATATGAGGTAATTCATCAAACGTATATGGAAGATTTTGTATGAAATACATACGCACAACCTGTCCCATATAAAAGACATATGCTTGTGATAGTGTGTATTTCATAACATTCCCACTACAATTTATTTAGTGAGAAATAGGAGCAGGGAGACTTGAACTCCCACGGGCACTGCCCAACAGATTTTAAGTCTGGTGTGTCTACCGATTCCACCATGCTCCCATTTGTATGAAACAATCATAGCAGACGTTGCTGGGATTGTCAAATGCTGGTTGTGGGAATCGAACCCACCTCACACGAATTATGAGTTCGTTGCATTCACCAGATTGCTAAACCAGCATTAGCGATAAATGAAGTTCTCTGTCTTTAAGAGTTTACTACATTTTTCTTTGAGAGCAACCAACTCGTTGATTGTAGCACATCTAAAGGTGAGTGTCGTTTCATTTTCGCCTCTGATGATTACCTTTTTATTATAGAGGTCTACAATGATTTTGTTAAGAGCTTGTTCTGAAGGATTTTGGAGATTCATCGGTTCTCAAAGCGCCACATTGCTAGTATAGCAATATTTAGCGTGTTTGTCAATCTCAGTTCAGATAGATTCCTCTTGTTCTATCAGTAATATAAGTTCCTTTCTGACTTACAGAAACAGAATTATCCGTGAATGGAGCCTTCGGTGGACCAAGACCAACGGTTAATCCCATTGCAACTTCAGTATCGCTATATACTTGAACAGCTTTTGTTGCAGCACCAATATACATTCCTGGTTTTAATCCTTTCATCAACTTAGGATCAAGTGGCGATACACTAGGTTGTGTCATATCAGCGTATAATGAAGTTTCAGATGCAAAAGCAATATTACCTGTTTGAGTAGTAAAAATAATATTTCCTTTGATACCAGCATCAACTTTAATACCCGCACCACCTGGCCCACTACCAACTATTTGTAATAATGTTCCTGGGAGGTCGGCTTCTGCAGAATCAGCTGGAACCATTGGTTGAGCATTTGTGATATAATATCCAGCAGATTGATCTGTTATTATTGATAATGGAGGAATGCCGCCATCTAAAATTAAATCTGCAGGTGAATATGTCATTACTTTGGTGAGTTTTTTGCCACCAATAGTTTCGATCATATCTCCTTTACACTTGAGTTCTAAACTACCTTTAGATTCAATTGTAAATGCTGCCTGTGAATCTTCCATGACAAAAGTTTTTTCACCCGTTACTTTATGAAAACTAGCTCCTTCTATATTTTGTTGTGTTATAGAAGAATTTTTAAAAACACCTGCTTTAATTTCAACAACACCTGATTGTTCATCAGTAACTGGTTTCCCGTCCTTAGCTGGTGTGCCAGTTCCTGTGCCAGCATGTATTTTAACATCAGACCCCTTTAGTTCTAATGATTTTCCTGCTTCAATAATAATATTATCATTTCCCCTAATTGTAATATCACCAACATTAACTGCTATTTCTAATGCACCATTTAAAAGGTTTAGACCAAACGAAGTTTTTCTAATATTATTATCGTTATTAATTTCCCAGAGTACTCCTTCACGACACTTAAATGATGCCATGCCATTAGCAGTAACTACAAACTTTCCAGTATCTGGATCTTCATCTGGATTTTTTGCTGTTGTGATAAAACACCCACCTTGAGTATCAAATGTTATACCAGAGCCAGATGATGTTCGTATTTGATAGAAAGAATCGCCTGTTTGCGTATCATGTCCAGTAGTAACTGCGATATTACCACCAGCCATCGTTTCAGTACTATGTTGATCAACAGCATCTGGCGCATCTCTATCAACTGTTGTTGAAGTTACAGCAGAGTCTGCAGTAAATAATCCATCGGGTACAAATGCACCAATAGATTGGAGGACTGACATGACATCAGACCCAAATTGATCTATTGCATCTTGTACTGAATTCAGTGCGTCTGTAACACTAGCAGCAGATACAGACGGGTCTGGTAAATTTAATATACTACCAGGCGTACCTGTAGTGTATGTTAAACCACATCCTAAATTTGATTTAGGAACGGCAAGTCTAGCTGCGCCTCGTTTTAAATCTGATTGTAACTCTAACCAACTCGTTGCCATAATTTTTTACGGGCAGTCAATGACGTTATCTGTACCAGAAGGAGCAACCTCAGAGACATATGATTTATATGAATCTTCGTCAAGACAACCCAAGCTTGGTATTGCTTTTGCTCCCATCCCATCACCAATTATTTCAATAGTTGGAAATGTGTCAAATGTCTTAGTTTTATTTATTACTTCGACATCAATCATGTAACCGCTAGAATTGACAACTGCTTTAGCAATTGTATCATCGCCATCGACATAGATTGTTGGTGGTTGCGTGTAACCAACTCCAGGTCTTATAATAATAAACCCATCGATAATGCAATTCGGATTATATCTAGTAGGAACATATCCAATGCCAGGTCTCAATACCTTTGCTTTTACTAGATATCCTTTCTCATCTAAAACAGGCACAACAGATGCTCCCTGCCCCTCTCCTGTTATTGTAATAATTGGTTTTCTTGCATATGGTGTACCAACTACACAAATACCAACACTCATAATTTTTCCTTTACTATCAACTTCTACCTTACACAAGTCTGGTTTTATTATTGCTGGAGTAATAGGAGAAGTAGGAATTATTGGGGATGGATTTGATAATGTAAATCCAACCGAAGCTAATGAATTTCCAGATTGCAATACAATAAAAGACATTGGCTTTTCGCCATAAAAACTAAAAGAAGATGCAGTTTGTATGTTAACTATGGCAGTACCATTTGTCATGGTCATAGTTCCTTTTATGGTTTTAGCAACAAAATCATTCAATTCAACCGAACCAAAAATAAAATAATCATATACAGTACCATTAGGAACAGAACCATTGACAACGCTAAATGTAAATGTTACCGTATCTGATGTTGTAACTAAAGTCTTATTAGTCGTCAATGAATATTGTACCTGGACTGCAGAAGGAGGTATGGGAGTAGTGCCAATGGCAATGCTAGTCGCAAGAGTAGGAACAAAAGAATTACTAGAAGTAGATGAAATGCTTACATAAGCAATGGAGTCTACAGTTATTGTGTCTATTGTGCCAATCAATGATGTAATTGAAGAACTACCAGCAACCACAATAGTTCCAACAATAGATGAAGATATTGAAACAGGTGGTGGTCCAGGAATAGGTAATGGTGGTGGGTCAGGAGGTGCTGGAGATGGTAGTATTCCTACAAATACTACAGTATTAGCACTAGTATTCCAAGTTCCTCCAGCACCATCAGAACCCTGCACAACTATTTGATAAGTGGTATCAGACGTTAAATCATTTACCAATAGGCTCCCACTTGTTGTCGTAGCACCAAAGTTAGAAGAAACAACGGAATCTGCATTTGTGCTTGTCCACGTAATCGTGGTGCTTCCGTTATATGGAACTGAAGGTGGACTAGCACTAATTACAACTTGAGGAAGAACAGTTAAAGAATCATCTGGTGGTGTAGTTACTGGGGCACCGCCAGTCACATAAGCTTCTGTTGCTACTGGGCATGGATTCGCCAATGCAGACTCACATGATGTTTGAAGAGGTAGTACACCATTCTTAGATACGTCGGCAATCAAACGATCTAAAGCTGCAAAATCTGATGCTCCTGGTTTTGTTTTTTGTTTTGTGCAATATGTTCGTTCCTCCTCACTTAAACACTCATTTGACGGTCCACTACACGAGATGCCAAATAACTGAAAGATATATTGTAATGCTGCTCCCAGAATATTCAGTGGAGAAGCTACAATCGACAAAATATCCTGCAATATGCCAAGAATTGTAGCAACTGTTTCTGAAAGAAATGACTCTAGTTCTGATAAAATTTGTGAAACTACAGATTCAGCAATACAAGTTGCACCGTTCACAATATCTTCAATCAAACCAAAAATTAAATTTGTTAAAAAGTTTAAAATTGCAGTTTCTAAATCTACTATCTGGCAATTAATTTTACCCAACAAATCATTCAAAAAAGTTGTTAGTTTACCAAGAATTCCAGTTTTGCTACTGGTTTTTGGAGCTTTTGCACCAGTGGCGTCTGGAGGTGTTGGCGTTGGAATACCCAAACATATTTTGAGTAAAGAAGAAACTCCAGTTTTGATTTGCTTGAATAGTTCTGCTTTTGCTGCACCAATATATGCTCTAGCTAATCCAAATATTCTAGTGATGTATCCATTTGCTGCATTGGAATAATCTACTAGTGTTCCAGTAACATCGCTAAGAATCTGTGTTCCTATTTGCCCACCATTATTTTGAACTGATGCGAAAAATTCTGATAAAACTCTTTCAAAATCACTTTGCTTTTTCTTTGGGTCTTTACAACCAGCATCAGGTAAAATAACACAGTGGTGTCTTCCTGATTGATTAGTTTTGGTATTTTCCTCTTTAGAACCACTAATTACTGGGGGTGTGGAACCACCACCACCACCACCGCCGCCTGGATTGCTTGGAGGCGTAGCAGGGTCTTGCTCGCTCTTTGGCACCGATACATATGTATTTGTTGGGGCAAAAGATCTCTTGAAAGCTAAACAACTGTTACCATAAGAATTTGGGGAAAAAGATGGGTTGGGTGTACTACCAACAATTTTGTGTAGCGCACCTAAAATCATTGGTTGTTGACCTGTCTGCCCATCAAGGAAAAAACCAAGAACCCAGTCACCTTTATCTAATTTAACTGGTGTTGAATTACTATTCCCTTCTCTACTTGGAGCAGTAACAGGATACACTACATTTGCCCATGGTAAATCATCAGGACTTACCGATGAGCAACTCATAACATGTTGCCCAACAATCCTGACCTTATAACGATAAGCTTTTTTTACGTTATCGCGTTTTTCAATTTGACCCATCCACCAGTAGAAACCATCTCTACCTAAAAATCCTACTGGGGTGTTTAGCTCGGGTATCATATCAGTTATCGTAAACTCTGCATTCTATTGCTCCTGGATGATCATCACAATATAATTCCAATGGAGTTGGGTCATGTTCATCCTCTGGATGTCTTTCGTGATATCTCTGCAAAGACTCTAATTCTTCTTCTACGTGTCTACGAAACTGTGATGACACTAAAGGGTCATCTAGTATTTCCTTATCGCGTTCAATATGTTTGCGAATGTTGTCCATGATTAACTTCCTAAATTATCGCGGATTAAAGTAATGTTGTTGACTGCTACCAGTCCTCTTGTATTATCTCTTATGATTTCATATGAAATAGTTTTAATTAAATATAACCCGCTGTTTGTTTCATCAAACATATCTTCCTTTCTTTTTGATTCTACAGAAAGATTAGGTAATTTAATATTTAATTTATCGCCCGCCCTCAACTCAAAATTCAATGGGACTTGGATATTCAATACCTGATTATTTAGTATCTGCATCCTACTAATTGCTTGTGCCATCCATTGCTTCTTAAAATCTGGATACTGTGTACCAGAACTTGCTGGAGATGCAGAGTTATGAAATGTCTCATTATCATATGATTGAAAAATTACTCTAGAAGGATATTGTGACAAGTTTTTAACATTGTCAGGTAAAGCATTGTCGGTTCCTAAATGAACCATTTGTGGATATTCTTTGCTTAAATCAAAGAAGTATTCTTCATATTGCAAAGTAGATGGATTGAAGAATGACATCATCGAGGAATATACACCATGTCTTAATTTCTCAAGAATATTTTCTTGCGTTACAAAACTGTAATTTAAAATCACATTAGGTGCTTGAGTATTCTCAGATGCGTTTGCTTTACTGTAAGCATACATTAATCGATATGGTGTTTCTGTCAAGATTCTGTCAATAGATTTAAACACATATCCATTATACGTCTCAAAAAACAAATAACCCGCCGAACCAGAAACCACTGCGGCAGCAGTGCGAGCAGTTGCGGCAGCAGTCCTTGCTGTATTGCTTCCACTCGATGAAGAAGAAACAGAACTTCTTGCTCCAGATGTTGATGATGCAGCAGATGATATGGAACGCGGCAAGAAAGAATTAATTACATCAAACGGTCTTTTTAATGCTGGTATTTCTTTTATGTTGTAAAGACATGCTTCATCAAATATTCTTTTATTTGATGACAGATTTTCTTTTATAATTTTCTTAGTCAATTCATTTGCTGGTCCTGCTAAAGTAGCGCCTATCCTAACTACTTCATTAGTTATTGCTTCGGGTGATACACAATCCAAAATATATGCTTGACTTCTATCGGAAACAATTCTATTTCGAATTGCATAAATTTGAAATTCATATTTATATTCTGTTTCTGACATTTCAGGAACAGATAGGGTCATTTTTACTTTTTCTAATCCTACAATGGGTATAGAAGAAATCATGTTTACGCCAGTATCCATAACCATCAATTCTGCTATCATTGTAGAATACTCAATACTTTCTACAATTTTTATATTGAGTAATTGTGCTTCTGGTTTGTTGCCTGTCAATAAATGCGACACACCAGACTTATCAATTATTTCAACTTTTTTTACTTGTGCGTTTAAATTAGCCATTATCTATAAACTGCGAATGGTGAACGATTTAATAATGCTGCTGTGCCACTTGCGTCTGGTGGAGCAGCAGTGTCAGCAGTTCTATAACCATTGCGTGAAGATGCACCCCCACCACCACCCCCGCCGCCAGCAGAAGCAGCCATAATATTGTTGATAATTATTCCGCCATCCCCATTTGCGGATTGGTTACTGACGCCCATAGGTGCCGCTGCGGCAGTTGCTGGCACTGGTGGTTTATACTGCTCAAGACTTGACATTTTGATAGTCAAAACTTTTAGAGCATCTTCTATAGAAGCTATTTCTGGGTCTCTTCTTTGGTTGCTAGAAGATTGTAATGTTGTGAAGGCACTGCCACCTGTTTCATAACGGGTTTGTGAAGATAAACCCATCATACTTCTTAGAGCGGGGTCAGTTACATTTTTATGTCTTGCATCATATCCCATTCCACGGTTAGTATTTCTTTGATTATCTACTAATTTACCCCAGTTCCATGGCATCCAAGATGGTCCAAACATTCCACCCCCATTTTCATATCCGCCTGGTTTAGGACCTTTATAACCAGGAGCATTATAGTATGCATTAGGACCAGTCAGTTGATCATATTGTGCTGTTCCTTCTGGTAATAAAGCATCACCAACTACAGGTAAATTGAGAACACCTAAAAATTTACCGAATAATTTAGCAAGACCCATTCCACTACGCTGTGCGGCTTGCAGCATGGTTGGTGTTTGCTGTGTCAATAATGGAAGTAGTGATTGTGCTTTTGGTCCTGTATATTTACCAGACAATACACCTTCAGCTATTCTTAATCCTCTATTTGCTTGACGTGGGGAAACAACGGTAGCACCTCTTAATGTTCTTGCGCCTTGAGGAACTAACATATCTAATCTTGGACCTTGGCCAGGTAAAACACCTTTGAATTTACCAGCACCTCTGTAAGTGTCAGCAACCCAACCCTTCACACTACCATAAACACCCTCACCTAACATTCCCATTTGTCCTCTAAATCCGTTGTTACGAATTAAGTTTGGAACTCCTTCTCCAGTTCCGTGCATGATTCTTTTGAGATTAGTACCACGAAGTCCTTTAGCAGTTGTTCTGCGGTTTGATACTGGCGCCACCGCATTAATCATTCTTTCAATTGGTGTTGCCATTCCAGTTACAAATCTACCAAATCCACCACCAGTTCCACCACGTTTATTTGTCTGGCGTCCAGTATTACCGTTTCCTTTAAACCAAGAAAATGGATTCCACCATTGGAATCCAGATCCAGACGGACTTTGAGATCCAGATGTTGGTGTAGACATTGATGGAGTAGATTGAGTTACTTTTCTTCTAGTTTTTTCTGCCGTTTCTGTTTCTTGTTGTCTAACAACCTTATCAGTAACTGTATCAGGAACCCCAAAAGAAGATGCAATTGGAGAAGATAGAGTTTTAATTAGTGGAGCAACTGGTCCTGCTAACGGACCCATCATTCCTAAAGCATTTTGCAGTAATCCTAAAGTTACAATACCAGTTGCTTTTGGAACCAATTCCATCCCAGCATATAATTTTTCAGACTCGTCTCTTACTTCTTTTCTATCCTTGTCATTCATAACTACTGGAATGACTTTATTGAACATATCATCTATTGTTTTAATATTACCTTTTTCTGGAGAGGTTCCCATTTCATACTTTGGTAGCATTGCCATTTCTGGTTTTGGACGTACCTTTCCGTCAACAGCACTGGGTTCTCCTTGGGTATAATTATTATCTAAAGGAATAATTTGTTCATTACCATGAAGTTTGGCATAGTATCCACTGTCTGGACCTGTTGCTATTCCACCCCTTTCAAATCCATTTTCATCATCATCTATGGGCAAAGATAATTGTTCTGATCCTCTATCTTTATTATCTTCTAAAAGATTTAATTGTCTAACATCGTTTTGATTATCATTAACACCAACATATCTCTGAGTTCCAGACATATCAGATTGTTCCTTTATGTCTTGAGATTTTTGTCTAATCTCTGATTTGTCAGTCTGTTTCTTAGCTTGCTGCATTTGCTCACGCAAGGTGGCAATAATTGCATCAAGTCTTTGCTCTAGACTATCTGCATTATATTCAAGTTTCTTGATCGTCCCAGCAATGCCCACCTTTGCTTCAATAACTCCAGATTGAGTTTCATCAAGTTTTTGATTAATACTTGTGATACTGGCATTGATAGACTCAGCAACAGCAGCTAAAAATACTCCGAGTTTTTGATCTTTTACTTTTATAGTTTTGTCTTTACCACCAAACATGTCCTCTGGTCTGGCAGTTTGAATCATCTTAGATTCTGACTTAAACTTTCTTTCCTCTGGACTCGCTATCCTTTGATATTCTGGTAAATTTCTGACATGAGCAGGAGTTCCAATCAATGGATCAACAACTGACTGCCCCCTTGCAAAACGATCAGGATATTTAAACTGTGCTGAATATCTATTTTCTCTAGAAGATTTT